AGCCCGTAGACTGACCCAGAAGTACCTGGCTGGTACTCCTGAGTTTAAGTCTATGAAAGTTATGCTTTCGATCGATAAACACGGATTACCAAAACTAATCCCCTCGTATGTACGATTACTCGTCATGCAAGGTGATGAATTGGCAATTAGTGCGGTTTTATTCGCTCTTGATACACCAAAGATGTTCGTGTATTTGGGAGCTGATAAAACTTCGACCATCACAGAACCTTCAACGGCCCTACCTTCGCTGGTGGATAGACTTGCAGAGGAAAGTAATCTCATTTCTGACATACTCTCTTCTGTATATTCTCAACCTAAAGATAATAGTGTGGTTCCCAGTAAATGGGCAGCTGCGCCATCTAACCTCACCCAACCTCAAAGGTTAGGTAAGTTTACTTACTTCTTTAGCAACAAAGTAGGTCCTAATGGGCATGCCCTATTAGGATCTATGTTTGATGCACTAGCACTCCTTAGTTCACCTGCGCTTCCCTATATCAAAGAATATTGTGAGCTTGTTTTCGCTCCAAGATTTTATGATAATATTTTAAAATTAGGGAATATTGCGGGAGAATTTAAGAGTTTCTTAGTTGATATCTACTCTAGTAATATCCCTGGCGATCTTGCCGGGGAGCCCTTAGCCGATCGGCGTAAGGAACTGGAGTCTTCCGGAGATAAATTCCGTCAATCTTTCGATGATATCAATCTAGAGAAGGCCCTACATCCTAAAGAAGGACGGATTGGACGTGTATTGACGAGTCATGGTAAGGTTAGACTTATTGCAATACCTAGTTATTTTATCCAGGTAATGTTTAAGCCTATCCACGATCTTATATTCGGAATCCTCAAATCTCTTCCTACTGATTCTACTTTCGATCAGAAGGCCGGGATTGAAAGGATTAAGGATATAGGCGGTTCTCGCCTACGGTCCTTTGATCTATCTGCTGCTACCGATCGTGTGCCGTTACTTATACAGATTCCTGTATTAGCGGTCTTATTCACGATGCACGGGTACAGTAAATCTCAGAGCCATAAGATCAGTCATACCTGGGGTAAGATCATTCAAACGATCCCATTCTTCCTTAGTAAACGTAAAAGTCGAACAGGATTGATTGGACGTTACCTCAAGTATGGCTGTGGACACCCTATGGGAACTTATTCCTCATGGGCGGCCTTTACCATAACACATCACATACTCGTTCAGATATGTGCTTATCTTGTTCTTATGTTTGGTGAACAAGCTGAGCACAATCTGTTCGGTACCCAATCTTCCAATTTAGTTGGAGGGGATCAATATCTTGAGCAGTGTAAAACACACGACTCTTTCTCTAAGTTATGGTACGTGTCGTACCAGATGCTTGGAGATGATATAGTCTTCTTCGCTAATACGAAGTTTGAGTTAGATGTTTCGAACCTTTATCTGGTCCTTATGCAGTACATTGGCGTTGAGATCCACCCTCTAAAGGGGTTTGACTCATCGAATGCCTCGTTCGAATTTTGTAAAGAATTCGTCCGGGGTGGTCGGCTTCTTACAGCATTTAAGTGGGGGGAATGGGCAGCGGCTTACGAACCAAAACAATTCGTAAATGCTGTCCTCTCTTCC